CCCCGCTGTAGTTATAACAAATATCAACGGCTGCCTCCGTGTGCCACCGGCGGTTGTCAGGACATCCCATAATTCCCGTGATGGCGCAGCATGTAGCTCATCATATATCACGCCGTGCGGATTATAACCCCATGACGTGTATGCCTCGGCTGATATCGCTCGATAAAATGAACCCATACTCGGCACGACAATACGTTTAACCGATCGTAATATATCGCACAGTTTCAAAAGTCGAGGCTCTTGCTCTATCATTCCCGCCGCTTCAGAGAATACAATTGAGGCCTGGTCTCTATCGTTTGCCGCACTGTAAATTTCAGCCCCGATCTCACCGTCAAAAAACAGTAAGTAATTAGCAATGGCTGCGGCGGCGGTCGACTTGCCATTCTTCCTCGGAAGCTCAACATAGCAGGTGCGGTATTGTCTCGTTTTATCTTTGTTTAGAGTACCAAATAATGGTCTGATTATCTGGTCTTTTTGCCAATCCTCTAACAAAAGAGGTTTGCCTGCCCACTGCCCTTTTGTCTGTTTAAAACTCCCGATAAGTTTAACCGCTCGTTCAGCAACTTCGGCATTATACACTCTTTACAACCTCATCCATGTACCGCTCAATTTCAGAACGTGTATCCTCTGGGGCTACCACCACCCGAGAACGTGCCGATGGAGTAAGCCCAAGTTCAACCGCAAATCTACGCATCTGATCAAGAGCTTTATTTAATATCCACATTGCAGGCGAGGTTGTAACATTCCCAGTTTTAGTTTGATACAGTTCGCCCTTCTCCTGAACAATCTTAGAATACTTAACCCATCTGCCATACGCCTGGCAATATGCAGCAATGGTAGCCCTATCAGAACCCGATAGTATGCCCATATTCCGCATGATCGGGATAATGCGATTCCATTCCGCCCTCGCCTCCGCTTCGAGATACCGTGGACAGTACGGAATACCTTTTGTCTTAGGTTCGCTGAGGTTGAGTTTTTTCCTCCCTGGATTGCCTCTCAGTATCTTGGTTGCGGTTGGTTTTGGTTTACGTCCCTTCATATTTATCCTATAAGTAATAATTGATCAGCGACCCGATTATTGCGTGCTAAATTGCAACCTAAGTGAGTGCATCGGACATTTATTCTTGTATGCGATCCGCCCAATGATAATGGAATGATATGATCAAGACTCGGTTGCAATAGATTTCGCCCATTTAAGCCTTTCTTTACCTTTTTGTGGCATATTTGACAAGTCCAATTATCACGCTCATATATTTCAATGGCATCGAAACATTCATTATTTTGAGATATCCTAATTCTACGTTTGCGGGTATGTATCAAATCGGCACATCGCTTTGAGCAAGATTTGGCAAATGTATGAAAGCCATCAACATAATAAGTTGCCCCACAAACTATGCAGATTTTTGGAATGCGTTTCGCTAAAGCCGTCTGTGTCCGTTTAACAATAGAACATTCATTTGAACAGCATTGCTGATCTTTATGGCTCGGAATAAAATCTTTACCACATATAACACAGCTAACTATGCGGTTGAGATTAGATTGTTGAGATTTACCTCGACATTTTACTGAGCAACATCGTTGATAACGATTGCGTGTATAAAAGGTATCTCCACAAACTGGGCAAGTTCTTTTATATCTTTTTCTTTTCGCATCAAAATTTCTGGCGCATTGTTTAGAACAAAATGTCTTTGGAGCACCTGCCTTGTGTTGTTGTATCACTAAGGTACCACAGTTAGGGCAGATGGTTTCATTAGAAGCAGTTGTCACTATTACAATACCTCCTGTAGTATTGCCCTGTTTTAATAGCGGGAAAGATAATCAGGACATTATCCTTTCACTTAGGTTAGCTATGCCTAAGCTATCCCGCATTTAATTATACCCCACATCTTTAAAAGTCGCTCAAACTCTTCTGATTGCCCGCTCGGTTTTGAGCGTTTAGGTCTGTAGAGATTTTATCCGCCATACCCTGAATATTATTTTTAATTATATATATATTATTATTTTATTTTTCAGTTGCTGTCTTTTTGTCATGACAACTCTTGCATAAGGGCTGCCAGTTGCTATCATTCCAGAAAAGTTCCTGATTGCCTTTATGCGGAGTGATATGATCAACAATTATAGCTTCAGTTACCCGCCCCTCTTTTTGACATATAACACATAGGGGGTGTTCTTTTAGATAGAGGCGGGATACTTTATGCCACCTGTAGGTATAGCCCCGTTGATTTGCATTGGGGCGATTATCATCATAAACTTGTCTATCCTGTAAATATAGGGGGATATGTTGTGAGCAATAACCATGAGATACTGATATGTTTGGACAGTTTTGTACACGGCAGGGGGGCATGGGTTTTACGGGCATCTACACACCTTTTCCAACTTATCATAAACCATATCACACTATTTTAAGTTTGTCAAGTTTAAGTTAGCTTTACGAGTGGCTCTTGACATGGCCTGAAGTATAATATCAATTCCCCGCATGATAGCTAATTCATGTTGTTTTGATTTATATTCATAGTTACCGTTGAGATAGCCTGCCATCCGATTGATAATATTAGATTCTTTACAATAGAATCGCTGTTTACTATAAGGCTCTGATTCGGAGCATTGGCAAGGAGTAGAATATCCATTGAAGCTAATACACTCACCAAATAGACAATTTCGTATTATGTGCTGTTGGGCAGGAGATAGCTTTTTAATATGCTTTTGTATTATCTCTGGAGGAAACTGGCATAGTTTGTACCATAAGTTATCATTTCGTTTACTCAATGCATTTATTGCCCTATCTATATCAGCTCTGCCAATCCATGAGGTCTCATTAGGATTGCCTGGGTTAGGATTATGTACTTCACTTTCGATAGAATCAGTCTCATCAAAATAATGCGTTAGTAAATATCGTACCATCTTCGCTGTATAATCTGGCATATCACCTCCATTAGGTATAATTTATTCTCTGCAAGGCTACTGTGCAATCTTTATCACCCAATATCTTATATTGTACAATCTAAATAATAATAACTATATAGACGTAATAGTATTATGTGAATAATACTATTACTTGTTAGTATGTAATAATAATATACAATCATTATACTGATCTATATATTACGATAGTACGTTATAATATTATATATTATATATATTATATTAAATAAATATTATATATATTATACATTGCACAGCTTCAGTAGCTTCACTGTTAGTCTCAATTGTTAAGGTAATGTTAAAATTAGGTTAAATTTGTGTTAAAATTTTGCTTTAGCTATGACATACCACTTGACAGACGTATTGATAGAGCGCATAATTTGGATAGATAAAAACAAAAGGAGGATAAATTATGAACACTAAAACAGGTGAACGCCCTACCTGCCCTGATTGTAAGGTAACTATGGGCAAAGCGGGTACTCACTGGATGGGCAAAGGCAAGAAGGTGCAGATTTGGTACTGTCCACAGTGCGGACTGCATATTAAGACGAAGATCGAATTATAAAATTATAAAGGAGACGAAAAGATGTTTGATAAATTATGTCCTTTGATATTTGCAATCGGTCGTGAGTGTACAGATTGCAGATGCAAAGGTGAAAGGTGCGAGTGGTGGCTCGAAGATTTCCAGTGTTGCGTGGTGAGATTAAGAGATGGCGTAATATACAGACATCAGGAGATAAAATGAACACAGATAATGTTCACTATGGCGTTTATGCCGAAGTCAAAATCATGCTACCTGTAAATGCTACCGACTACCGTAATGCATCCGAAGCCTTTAGGTTTAAGTTAGCCAAGATGTTACAAGATGTGGGTGGTAAGCAACTACAGGGCGCACATATCATTAAAGTTATGCCAGGTCTTGTCAGCCTGGAACCTCCTTTCAATGGGGCGGGTCTTGTCATTTCGCCCACCCCTACATATTCTGGGCTGGCTAAATATAAATTAAATTGAGGAGTTAATATGTCTGAAGAAAATACTGCAATCGTAGTAAAAAACACATTACCAGAAGCTATTCCACCACGCCTTGTAGTTAATAATGCTACCGAACAAGCAAAGGCATTGATGGATGTAGTCGAAAAGCAACAGCTATATAAGGCGATTGAGGATAAAAAGTATCTGAGAGTTGAGGCATGGCAATTTATCGGTGCTTTCAATGGCTCATATCCTGTTGTCGAATATACCAAGCCTGTTTATGAGGGTGAAAAGATAATTGCCTATGAGTCGAAGGTAAACATTATGAAGAATGGTGAGGTTATCAGTAGTGGGATTATGCAGTGTGGTATTGATGAGTTTGTTACACAAGGCAAAGTTGGTTATGCCAAGCATGTGGCAGCTCAAAGCATGGCGCAAACAAGAGCAGAGAGTAAAGCCTCACGTCTCGTGTATTCATTCATTGCTGTATTAGGTGGTTATCAGCCAACACCCGCCGAGGAGATGGAGACAGAGGAAGCTCCAGAATATGGCATCTGCCCTATACACGATGTTGCATGGCAGAGATTTACGAGTAAGGATAAAAAGCAAGTCTGGTTTTCACATCGCACCGATGATGGAAAGTATTGTAATAAGGCTAAAATTGAGCAGGAAATAGCCAACAAGGGTAAAGATACCGCCCCTACTGAAAAAAGCCCAGAAAACGCCCCGCAGACGCCAAAAATAACGCATCCTGTAGAAACTGTGGACTGGGAAAAGGCGGATGGCAAAGAATTTGACAATGCTCTGGTCAAGAAGGTGCAGGAGTTAAAATGGACACCTGCACAGGCTAAAAATTTCCTATTCCAGAATTTCAATATAGCCAATAGCCGAGGGATTAAACCAAGTATGCGGAACGAGGTAATGACAAAATTGAATGAGCAAATCGTAGAGGTAAAGCTATGAACTGGAAACATCTAATAGTCAAGGCTGTGTACCGCCCTAAAAAGGGATATATCTTGATTATGCCATATTACAAGCCCGACCAGAAAGGCATAGCCAAGCCACGTAAGTATATTCCATCTGATATAGGAGAGGGGGATGTGCCTCCGTCTCCCTCTCCACTGCCAGGGCAAATATCATTTTTAGAAGGCCAAGAAAGGGGTGAATTATGACGGGATTAGCAATTTACACGGTTGTATTATTTGGAGTTGAATTGATTAGCCTAATATTAAAGTTCGACCGTATCAGTTTTTTAGGAGCAATTTTTCTAATCCCTGTAGTTGTATTTGCGATATTATATCTGGTTCGACTGTAAATAGGAGAAAAGATTATGAAACTCTATGAATTAACAAAAGAATTAGCACAGTTAGCCGACCAACTCGAGTCTCTGCCCGAAGATGAGGAGACTAAAACTGAAATCTACAATCGCCTCGATCAGTTTGGGGTGCAGTTTGAATTTAAGGCTGAGCAGATCGGGAAGTTGATTATCAATCTACAGTCGGATATTGAACAACTGAAGGCGGAGGAGGAACGGCTATATCAAAGGCGCAAATCATTGACAACGCATATGGAACATCTCAAAGAATATTTGCTCTACAACATGGAACAGCTACAGATTAACCACGTTAAAGGTGATGTGCTCAATGTAGTATTAAGAGATAATCCGCCGTCGGTACTGGTAATAAACCTTGAACTTATACCTCAAGAATTTAATCGTGTTATACATAAAGTTGAGCCTGATAAAAAGGCTATCATCGAACATTTTAAGAGTACAGGTGAAATACCTGCTGGCTGTGAGATAGTGAGGCAAAAGAGAGTCGAGATTAAATGACCGACTCTATCCGTATAGATGCCAACAATGCAGGTAAGATGATGATACCTATTATTCAAAGGGCATCTCTCTCTGATTTAATCTATTGGTTACAGCTTATTGGTAATGACCAGTTTTATGGCTCAGGGCATGATGGTATGAATAAACTGGTTTATGAAGCCCGCGTAGCGCATGAAATCAGGCGGGAAATTAAACGCCGTGACCAATTCTACATAAAACAGGGTGAAATGCCTCACAGAAGCATAATAGAGGCCATTAAGCAACGAGGAGATATACCGTCAGTTATTGAGCAGTTTACTGATGTTTTTAAGCACCGGGGCAAATGGACTTACCGTTGCCCTCTCCATCAGGACAGGACGCCATCAGGGATTATTGATAATGAAGGCTATCTCCACTGCTTTAGCTGTGGATTTCATGGTGATGTGATAGACGCTGTGGCAGCGTTAGGCAAGACTGATAAGCGAGGCGCAATCAAATGGTTATGCCAGTTCTATGGCATTAAACCCGATGTTTTACCAATGAGGAAGGTATCACCATCAAAGGAAAAGTATTACAATGCTTTGGAGTAAAAGGAGGCAAAATGTTATATCAATTTTTAGCTTCAATTCGAGTGTGCCAGTCACGCTTTTTGTCACGTTTTTGTCACGCCGTGTCAATCCGTGACTTTTTTGTCACGCTGATCGTAAGAAAAGTCACGCCAGTCACGCAGTATAGTTCACTTAACTTTGAGTTAATGTGACAATTCTGTCACGCCAATTGTACCTATTTGAAGCTAAAATGACGTGACAAAATGAGAGTAGAATTATGATAAGTGAGCAGACCTTAAAGGACATGGTGATAAACTATGTAGAGCAATCCTCTGGATGGTTTCATACTGAAGATGTTAACAAAGCTTTATTAATCAATTCCGCTCAAGATAAAGATAATGTCCGTCAGATTTTACACAGACTATATATTAAAGAGCTATTAGAAAAGGATTATCGGATAAATGGTAAGTGGCGGAAGGTACAGGATGAGTTAGTCGAGATGGACTTACAAAATGCAGGTGAAACTGTACCTATGGATGTGCAGTTTCCCTTCCAGCTTGAGAGGGTATTTCAACCATTACCTCATAGCCTTTGGGTAGTAGCAGGTGCACCTAATGCAGGTAAAACAACCGTTGCTTTAGAATTTTGTCTGCTTAATCAGTTCAAACAGCACATAGTATATTTCAGTTCAGAGATGGGAGCTACAAGGCTGATGGGTAGGCTAAAGAAGTTCCCACTATATCAACGAGATGGTATAGCCTTCCAAGCATTTGAGAGGAGTGATAACTACCAAGATGCTGTTAAGAAGTTCCCCGACTCCATCATAGTTATAGACTATCTTGAAATATATGAGAATTTTTACGAGATAGGGCAGAAGTTAAAACTGATATTCGATGCACTGAAAGGTAATAGTTCGGCATTGGTGTTAGTACAAAAGAATCCCTCACGCAAGAATTTCAAAGGGCAAATAGAATATGTTGATTTAGGGCGAGGTGGTAATTTGGGGCTGGAGAAGGCAAGTTTATATGTTGCTATGGATAGTGCAGGGCAGAATGGAAATTCAAGGCTAAAGATAGTCAAGGCTAAAGAATGGCAAATTGAAAATCTTAATCCTAATAATATGGAATTTCAATACAAACTGATTAACGGGGCTGAGTTTGTAGGCATACAATATCCTCCAGGATTTCCACAGAAAATAGAACATCAAGATGAGATGGAGTTTTAATAGGAGGGTTAAATGGGCATACCAGAGTCTGGCTATTGGAAACCGATTATTGAGGCATCTTGGGATGATTTTCAGAAATGGGTTAAAAAGAAGGGATATATGGCTGTTGATATACAAACTGGCAATACAAGTCAAGACCAGATTTAGTTATATCAGCAGCAGGTCGAAGTATTGAAACAAAAAGAATTAGAGGAGAAAAACAAATGATTATTTTAGGGCTCGATACGGGAACTAAGACAGGTTGGTGTCTATTAAAAGATGGCAAAATTGTGGAGTCTGGAGTACAGGACTTTAGTAAGCTACGAGGGGAAAGCAACGGCGCATTGTTCTTGAAGTTCCGCACTTGGCTAAATCACATTCTCCAGGAACAGCGCGTAAAGTTTGTTGCCTACGAAATGGCACATCATAGAGGCGGTGCAGCTACAGAAATATGTGTCAACCTTACAGGCAGAGTAGAGGAAGTCTGCCATGAACTGGGCATAGAATTTACAGGTGTACCTTCAATGACCCTCAAGAAGTGGGCAACGGGCAAGGGTAATGCTGATAAGTCAAGAATGATTGAGGTAGCTAAAAGCGCACTTGACAGAGAGCCTATTGATGATAATGAAGCCGATAGCGTGCTTCTGGCTATGTATGGTTATGCTAATTACGGAGGTTAAAATGAAAGTTAGAATACAGCCCGTTAAAGCTGGAGACGGTGAAAAAATTCATGCCTTCTGTACTCAATGGCCGTATTATTTTGTTACTGTTTGCGGGAAAGAAAGAAACTTACATCAAGTCGATGAACCAGTTACCTGTAAGTCCTGTCTCAAAATCCTTAAAAAGTATGAATTGGAATATGAAACTTCCACTACCCCCTCATCTGCCCTGCAAATTTAGAAACTTTAGCCTTTGATAAGCCAAGAGAAAAGGGATAACGGCCTAACCCTATATAATCCATCATAAAACAGATGATATGCCCTTTCTTAAGGCTGTTAGACGCCAAAAAGACGATTTACTACTGGAATTATTGCTCAACCCTAACAACTGCCTTCCCATTATTACCTTGCAACTTGATATAAGTTAATCCCAGGGATACGGGGTCATACCCGCTCCGTGCAGCATAGCCGCCTCTTTTCAGGAAAGCCCCTGTTTTGACTAACTTCTTATCAACAGCATGGACACCGCCTGCTTTGAAACCCCTCTCATCTATATGTATTCTATTGTGAGGCATGAGATAGACTCCAGTCTGCACTGATGCATCGTGGTCGTGGCTCTGAAGGTAGCAATCTGCATGAACCTGATGTGATTGTCTCTCTACTTTGACATTCTTAGCGCCTTTAGTACGGGCGCCACCATAGCCATGAGTAGCATGGATAAAGAATACATAAGGCTGATTCTGAACACGAAATGCACCCTGGCCAAAGCTAACCTTCAATAAGATTTCCTCGCGCCCATAAGGGCAGCCCCAATCTTTAGACCACATATCACATAAATCTATCTGCGCTGTGTCCATTATACGGTAACAATGGTTGCCTTGCGTGATACCTAATATCTTATGCTTAATCGGCATGAATATATCACGGATATACTCATATTGTTTTTGTACGATAGCAGTCTGTGTAGTAATATCGCCTTTTGAAGATTTAATAACACATTCTGCTAAATCGCCATTGAGGATAGTAAAGTAATTAGGTTTAGACTTAATCAGGTCAATAGCACGGGTTAAATGATGTGCTGAAAAGAAGGGATTGCCATAGTGAATATCCGAAAGCGGAATGATCCAGACCTCTTTAAACTTCTGTGATAATTCTTGACAATAGAATACCAGTTCATTAGGTAACTTATCTTCACTCAAAATTTACTCCTCTTTAATACTTCCTGCACAGTTTTACTTAATTCATCACTCCAATTACTTTCGGGATGGCAATCCTCATTTATTTCCATATCAACCTCTAATAGAGCTTCTATCAGAGCATGGAATAATTGACGATTAGAAAATGCTGTACGGCTCAATAATTCACTACCATAGTAAATCTCTATCACTAATGCTCCATCAGGAGATTCTATAAAGTAGTGTACATAAAACATTCTATTGTAATTTTACCATGTATTATTACATTAGCAATGTCAATCATCACTGATTCTCTGTTTAATAAATTCAGTTATAGCATCGTTGCTATTCTTTTCGAGTATCTCGACTAAACATCGGCTGCAAACAATCTCATCGCAATCACAGCGTTCTCCACATACTGAACACGCACAAGGCATTTGTTTCATTCTCCTCTTATCTCTTAAATAATCCAATAGACAACACACACTTGCGCAAACGGGGATACAGATACAGATGTCAATCCAGTTTATCATGTATCACACAATAATTTTCAGCTACGCACTGGGAATTTTCCAGAATGTCCTCAAGAATAGTCGGTAGTAGTTCTTGTCTTTTACTATCAATTAGCAGATCGGCACAGATAGACAGGTTACGAATAGTCTCCAGATAGCCTTTCAAACCTTCTAAATCTGTATCAGTTAACATTGTTTATTATCTCACCTCTGTTTATTACGCGCTAAACACACCAGAAGCGAGGGAATGCAGTTTAGTGCAAAGCCCCCTCGTCTTACTCTGGTCAAGATTCTACAGCGCCAGGCACCTATCTCAATGCCCCATATGACGCTGAAGGGGATAGCTCATTTAAATAACCTCTTTATCCAGCATTTCTGTTCGCCGATAGAATCCTCAATCTTCCAGACATCACCTTCAGGTAAAATAACTGAAGTAAACATATCATAAGGCATAATAGCCATCGAAACTCCATTAGGCATACCTTCAGGCTTGTACTTGCCCCAGTCATTCCATGAGTTGGCCATGACAAAACCGCCGAGGTCATCATCCCAACCCGGGCAGGCATAGAGATGTCCACCAACCGTTTTATCAGGCTTAGGAAAAACAGAAAAGTTATCTTCCCAGGATTTATACCACATCGAGCCAACCTCAATGGGTCCAAACTGAAAAATGATCTGCTTGATAGTATCAATCGAATCACTGGATGAGATTCTCCAGTAACTCTTAATGCGGTATTTCTTGTCCGGCTTATCCTGTAGAGGAATGAACATACCATTCTTTTGCACAAACTTATGTACGATACGAGGTTGCGACCCTTCCTCAGGAATGCCGTCAATTTCCTTGATTCTCTTATAAAGGTGAAGCCAGTCAAAGGTAATCCATTTGCCCCGTTCTCGAAATTCTTCCACCGATTTAACACCGCACTTGCCCGCACAGGTGCACGCCGGTGTTCCATCCTGGTCATAAAATAGCCACGGCCAGCAGAATTTACGTGGCAGTTGGACTTCTTTTCTTACCAGAGAGTATGCCTGATAATCACGTTTGTCTGTAATATCAGGAATGTAACCATATTTTCTCATGGAATCACCTCCGCATGGACAACTTCATTAGAGGATTCAGCAATAATCTCTAACCGTTTAACCTGTGGGATAACTTGGGAATGATGTTTAACATAATCAGGATCACAACAAGGCAGTGTGATACATTTATCCTGATCACAATAGATTACATGACATTTAGCCGGCACAGTCGTCTCCCAGGTTAATGTTCCGTCTTGAACTTCAGGATTTATGATCATCAGTGGTGTATTCATACAAGAAAGGGCTACTGCAATGAACAGTAGCCCTATAAACCACCAGCGCATTAAACCTCGCCAGTATCCTTGATCTTCAGTACCGTTCGCAGAGGCATTAAAACCTGATGGAAAAGCGCAACGGACTGAACTGGGCAGCCAACCTTATGATTCAGCCAATAGGTTTGAGGTTCCTTCACCTCATCCCATTTAGTCGGAGGTTCCAACTGTGTAACCGATTTGAATGAATCAGAACAGATTTGCAGAGCCTTTTCGAGTAGCTTCATCTTGTAGGCCATCGAATATTCACTACTGCCCCAGGTGTTGGCCAGTACCCGTGAAATATGTGGGGCAACGGCAACATTATCAATGGAGCCGTCATCCTTTTTGTAGTTTATCCCATCGCTTTCCAGTCCCGCATAAATATCCTTGAGAATATTATCTACCTGTTCCTCAGGAGTTAAATTTTCAACACGCAAAGTCCCCGCTTTCACGGCTGAAAAATACTTAGCCCGTGCCTTTTCCCTGTAAATGCCCTGAACCACCTTACCTGTGGGGTATAGTGCAGTTAGGATGGCACCAGCGCACACCAGCGCGGCCTGAATGATCTGCCCAGCCAATTCCTTATGGGTCGGCCAGAAAAGACCGATGACGACCAGTATAAGGCCTCCGATTGCTACCAGGATTGTATTTAGCTTTTCACTGTTCATTGTCTATCTCCTTGTAAATAAAAAAACCGCCTCCGTTAAATATTTCGGGGCGGTTAGTATCTGCATATAATAAAATCAGGTCATCTGTATCACCTCAATGTGTGATTATTCCTGTGAAGAACAGAGTTAGCACAGTTCCAATAATACCTAAAAAAAACGTGATAATCGCCGATATAGCCATATTGCGTAATGAGATTTTACCCTTAACCTGCTCAATATATTCTGTCTGCTTCACTTCCTTTTCAGCACCATTGTGGTCTAACTGCCAATTTTCAACCTTACATAGGCGGTTCTGGAGTTCATTACATGGCAATTTTTCAAGGCATGCATTGACAGCAGCCAGTCCGTCAAACAACTTCCCGATGCTTTTATTCTGTTCATCCTGGCGCTGAAGGACAGATTCAACCAGGCCAGAGAGTTTACCCAGTAAAATTATCTCATCATTTGTCATTTGTGCCCTCTTTTAACGTTATCAGCATTGGGTTATTGCACTTTAGCCTTAATATCGGCAAGTTCGGCTTTGAGAGCGTCTAATTCAGCCATCACATCACGCTTGACGTATTCAACAGGTTTCCCTTTCAAGTCTGTGAGTAATTTTTGTTCAGAAACCTGATCCCTCAATATTCTTTTCAATTCCAGATACTCAATGTCATCACTCTCATAATATGCCACACCTACCTTTGAAAAATCCACACCACGAAGATTGCAACCATCGGCAATGATATCACTCACATTTATTGCCACACTGTCGCAGGTTGAACATTCAATAATCTGATTATTCTTTTTCAGATATACAACTAAAATAATCATGTTTTCACCTATTTAATCTATATAAGCGAATGTAGCAGCATCGGCACTTTCATTTGCGCCATTGCCTGAATATTGATTTTCAGCAGTATCCAGAACAAAAGAACCCCATTGTGCTCTAACTCCATATGTAGAGCAATTCTTAATCACATTGTAAACATTGCCAACGCCATATGTACGCATTAAACCTTGCACAATACAATAGAGACCATAGGCACAAGTGTCCACAATGCACCCATACCAAATTCGTATAATCCCCATATATTCCGCAATTATCATTAGCGTTGAAGCTGTAACTCCAAAGCACTTGCCCCCGTACATATCTAACAGTGAATTGTTATCACAATGTATTAACCTTGAGCCAGAAGTCGTAAAAAGGCAATTTGTAAGTGTTAGTGTGGAATAGTTTGTGCAGTTGGCAGCATAGTTAGCAGTTACAGTTGATTGGCATACTGTAGCTCCTACAACTGCGTAATCACTCGATTGTATGCCATTGGCAGTTGTGCATTTTATATAATTCAGGTTTACTCTCACCCCATAGCAGTATATATTCTGAACAGTAGTTCCCCAATCATAAACTGTGGCAGTATCATTTGCTACAGGTTTTGCTGCTAATGCTAAGCCTGCACAGTATATCAATTTGGTACCTGCATCATTACTGTTCGAGTCTATAATTTTATATGTGTCATTATTTGAGCCTGAAGTGAATTTCAGTATCTTGTTCTGATACTGATTAGCTGTCATGCCACTTTTATAGAACGCTGCTAAGTTAGCTCCGCTTCCCTGTACGCCATCACCATCACTCGTTAAGTCTGCCACTGAAGATAATGTGCCGTTAAGTGTAATTGAAAAATTACCAGATGGCTGTTTGCCTCGGATTATAATGGCTTCTGTATAGTTCCCAGCACCGATATTGATGATAACATCACCTGTGTAGATTGGAGGTATCACATCAATAGCATATTGAATTGTCTTAAAGGCATTTGAGCCTGTACCTGTACCATGATTGAGGTCATCAGTTCCGCTTGTGCCATCCACATATAGAGTCATAGCCCCAATGGAATATAGCGGAATCCATGTAGAACCATTATATTCATAGAGTATATTTCTGCCAGTTACCGAATGTAAAAACAACTGTCCCGTGATTGGAGAAGTTGGGAATGAAGAGCCTGAATTATGGGCAAAATCATAGAAAGCATTTGATGTAGGAGCTTTAGTAGTCTCACCATCAGCACCTCCATAAGTATCATCAAGTATATTATTAAAGGTATTCTGTAGCTCACTGATAATCTGTGCTGTAATCCTAAGCTCAACTGCCGCCCCCGCTGAATGTGCTGCTGCTGTAGTACCTTCTTGGGCTCGGCTAACTGTTAAAGTATCTCCACTTCTTGCAGTACATTTAAGTATCTCATCATCAATAGAGATATGAAATCCGTTTCCTGGAGTTGGAAACTTAGCTCCATCTCCAGTAGCTACAGTTAGTGAAGTATCAGAGATCGAGATAGATGAAGCTAAGACTGAGCCTGCATTATTCTTAACCTGTAAAAAGGTTGTCATCTCTCCTCCTTTGCTAATTCATTCAATACCTTGAGCTCACCCTCCAATCTTAATGTCTCCTTCAAGAGCTCCTGCTGTTTATTGTTGATGGCGTTGTACTCCTGCACTATCTCCTGCATTTTAGCTTCAGTTTCCTTTATTCGCTGCTTGATATCCATTTCACCTTATCCTTCAGCTTGCGTTCCTCTGCAAGCTCTGTAAATTTGCCTTTGTCCAATTCTTCAGATTGGTTCCAGTAACGTGTCCTGACAGTCTTGTCCAGTTTGCTGCCACAATAAAAGCAATATTTATCAGTATCATTAACAATACGGAGACAAGTCTCGCAAACGTACTCATCATGGATGTCATCTTCCAACAGAGACTCTCCACATTCAGGGCAGTATATAGCTCTATCAGGCACGGCATGAGAATGGGCTTTGTGCTTTTTGATGAGTAGTTGCTGAAAAACCTTTCCCATGATTCTCCTTAATAGGTAAATTGCACTGAACGTACTGCGCCGTTTATATAGCATCCCCACCAATACGTGCTACTTACAACATCATAGAATATAGCACCCTGCAGTGCCTCCGCAGCTCCGCCACCTGCATTAACACATATCGTTCGACCGTGGATTTGTTTCCAGTAATATGAAGACGTCCCGAGATTATATGCATTAGATGAATTAGGAGTAATATTTCCTGCTGCCATTATGGATAAAGTTTTAATTCCCAGAAAGGATTCTGTTATCTCCAGATAATTCGTACTTGCTACTCCTATTCTTATACGCTTCTCTCCGGCTGATATCCATGTAAAACCCGTACATATTTGTAATTCCTTAGCAGCGCCTATTTGTAATACACCATCATCCAAAGATGCTATGAATTGATAATTTGTATCATCCGATGCCGATTTGAATTTCAATAATGTATCAGATGTCCCTTCTATATAAATACCACTCTTATCTAATACAATCTTGCCTGCTGCACAATATGCCTTTCCATCACTTGCAGATAAGTAGAATTGCTTTTCGTTTGATGAGTTATACCCACTAATATAGTCCTTATCTATCTCAATGCGGTTCGTGCCAGAAGCCCCAGTAACGAATTTCCCTGTCGTGATTGTGCCTGTAACTGTCAAATTGCCCGCCGTCAATTTATCGATAGAACAATCGTTAATTTTGGCATTGGTGATGGCCAGATTGTCTATCTTGGCGGTAGTGATGGCAAGATTAGCAATTTTAGCATCGGTTATCGTCAAATTAGCTATCTTAGCATTGGTAATGGCCAGATCATCAATCTTGGCGCTTGTTACCGCCATATCTGCTATCCTGGCGGTGGTAACAACTCGCCCTGCCCTTACCATCTCGTTAGTAAATCTCGGAACTTGTATAGTGCCTAATGTAACCTGATGCTCCAGAACGTAATCAACATCATCAGGTCGCCCTCTGATCTTAGTGGAGATATTTGTTATTAGGAATTGTTTATTAGCCCAAGACAAGGCGGTATTGGTTATCCCTATTGTCTGGCCAGCAAACAGCCCAGGATGCCAGCAGGTTAAGGACGCTCGCTCGGTAGCATCTTCGGCCAGAGTATACTCTAAGCCACTATAACCAAAGGTTGTTGTCTCATCAGGTGAATCAGAGAGGTTGAAGCTGGCCACCTCACCGCCCGATGTGAAATAGTGTAGGTTCTTGTTATAATCCACATACCATTTGCGCTCATTGATTGCTGCAAGCTCATCAATAGCACGTGTTAGGCTGGAATTAGCAAACTCAATCGCCACCAACTCACCAGGTATTACATAACTACCCACAGTTATATCAGGGCAGTAAGCAGCAAACAGGGCAGTAAGGATTTGCTTTTCAGTGCTGGTGCCCGCAGAGTAGTCAGCAGTAACACCAGAGCTAACATCGGTGATGAGCTTCTTGTAATCCTGGCATTTACACACCTGAACATAGGTATTATTATTCAAAAACTTATAATCTATGTCCTTAATATAACCGCCAAATATATAGCTGGCTATACGAGCATCACGGATTTTAATTTCATCGCCAGTAGCTATTGTCATAATATCCTCACTGTCGAAGTGCTGATGCCATCGATACTGTTTTCAATCATAAAATCTGCAAGCTGAACCTGTCCAGTCACTTCCACACCAGCGATATACAGCCTGATTATCTTGAGTGGGGAAATTATCACCATAGGCATACCCATAGCCACAACCTGATTGATACCAGAAGGATACAAGACTTGCACCACCAATGGTGTGCCTATGGCTACAACTTGGCCAATGCCTGAGGGATATAGCCATTGAGGGTATTTCAGGGTGGGTGTGCCTATAACTATTGTCTGGCTGATACCCGAAGGATACAGCTTGCCTACAACAGCAGCCTGGTTGAAAAGGGCTTCGTTGTATAGAGACTCATTAAACATCAGGCCAACCTAAAGATTTTACTGGTGCCGTTATCCCAGACTATGGTAATATCCCCACCAGTTGGGGTACAGGGAAGACCTGTGGCACTATCAATAAGCAGAATTAGCCTCGATGTGCCAGGTGTCCCGCTGTCTTTGTAGAGTATGACGTATTCGAATTTATCGCCAGTAACAGCGCTGAAAACAACATCATCAGCATCAAAAACACCATCGGTAACTGATTTGTTACTCAGGTTATCACTGGTGGCCACGATAGCGCCCCCCGGAATATCGTCGAGGTTATCGTCGGTGGCCATGTTTGGGGTATAGTCATCGCCGTCAACCAGAATCGCCTTAATATCGTCAGAGTCCATGTCAATACTGCCATCCAGCAGTCCCTGTTTGGCCTTAGCATAAAGTGCATTTGCCATCTCTCTATCTCCTTATAGATAAGCCTCAATTTCTTGATAGCGCAGGCGGTCATACAGATGCTTTTCGACCGAATTGCCCAATTGCTCGCCATCAAGATATAGTTTAATGTTCAATGTACCACTGCCATAGCCACCTGCTGGGATAACGGTCTCACCGCCATGAACCATCGCCAACTGTGGCTGCCCGATAGCTCCAGGGACGATACCGCCAGAGGCATAGCCAGGAATCTCGGGTGTAGCACTCTCCATCAATTTACTCATGCCATAAATAGTACCTGCCGCTATTGCTGCACCGGCGGCCAGTGTAGCCCAACCTTTGGGGCCCGAAAGCCCTTGCATAATCGCCAATGCAGCATTTACCGCCACAATGGCTTTTGATAATTGTGAGATGGCAAAAATAACACCACCTGCACCAATGAGTGTAATGCCCACCATCTTTAGTGTGCTAACCAATTGTGGATTAGCATCCGCCCATTTCGTCACTTTGTCAATACCGTCTACAGCCCACCCCACAAATTTCTCAAGGTCTGGTAATAATGCCTTGCCGACAGCTTCCTGTAAATCGCTCATGCTGTTTTTTAACCTGTCCATCGGATTTACGGTAGCTTCAGCCGATCCAGCCACTTTATCTTGTAATACTGCCAGAGCTTCAGAAGCTGTAGCTCCTTCCTGTAAAACAATCCCATAGCGTGATAATGTGCCAAGATTGCCAGCAGCAACCTTGCCGACAAGTTCTGCTGCTGCACCGACATCCATCTGTTTGGCTGCCGCTAAATCGAGAGCAAGTGGTAATAAATCCAATGCTCTCTGATAATCACCCGTGGCAATAATCAAATCACCCAATGCCGCTCTCTGTTGGTCATCAGCCACTCCAGTTTTGTACTGCGTCGCCGATATAACGCCTTCCAGCGAGTCCTTTACCTCATCATAGGCCACTCCGACATTCGCCAGTTGTTGAGATAGGCGATTAATTCCTATTTGCTCGTCATTGGCCGCCTTTGTGCATTTTACCAGTGCGCCAGTGATAACTGTGCCCGCCGCCATCATGCCGATGCCAGCCTTTTTCATCTGCTCTTGAGACTTTTCCAGCCCCTTAGTAAATTCGGTTGCATTTATCCCAAGCGACACAAATAATTTCGCAATTTCACTGGCCATTATTTAATCTCTCCACCTAATATCGCATTTAGTGCAGTCAAATCGTCTCGCATCTGTTCATCCGTTTTAAGTTTACGTGGCCTTCGTTGTGGCATAAAATCAGCTGGCTCGTATGGTTTTTGTCTCTTTTTAGGGTCTCTGTAAATATTGGCCAGTAGAGAACATATCAAAGCAGAACGTAAATCACTGTTTTCTTGCTCAATGATATATCGCTCTATCAAGGCATTGTATTGTTTTAAGTTTAATCCCCAGAACTCGGAATCTGATAATCTGGCGTCATAACGGGCAAATGCCCACATATCCAGCCATGCGCCAGTTAGATAGGGTTTGCAGCCTGTTTCCCCTCCGTAAAATACGCGATAAAATCTCTTAATTGGTATAGTTCAACTTCATTCTGCACCTGCTCCAGCGTCAATTCAGGGTCTTCATTGAGCAGGCACGCCCATAGTAAGGTTTCCACATCCTCCAAACTCACATTTTGCCCTTCTTTTAGATTCAGTATGTCCTTGCCTGTCTGCTCCTTGTAAAATTTAATAGCCTTGTTTGTTACCTTTGCATGACGCTCTTTATCCAGCACAACTGTAAACATATTACTCCTCTAATCGATGCACTGTGAGTTTATATAGTCTTGGCGCTTTGTTACTCTCATAAACTAATATGTGAATGACTGTATCAGTTCCCGCTGCGCCAAGTGCAATTTGATTGCCCTCTGTGCCTGAGGTTTGAGCAACTCCGTTCACATAAATCGTATGGCCGGCAGCGGTTACCGTGAGTTTTACCCATGTTGACGCCGTATTAACTGTGCAGGCATATTCATATGTTCCTACTGCGATAGCAGGCGTTATCGTTAATGCAGCACTGCCAGTTTGCTCAATACCAGTTAATCCAGTCATGCCCGCCGATTGTGTAGTTAACAATGTCGGTTTCCCAGTTACCTTCAGGGACATGGAGACGCTTGATTTACCATCATGCGGAAAGGAAGGCTCAAATTTGGTAGGTATGGCATTAAAACTCATAGCCTGCCCGATACTCATAGGCAAAAGTAGGAAGGTTGGTTTTACTGAACCCGCCTGCATATCAGTGTGTAAAGCAATTTGCCCCAATATATCGGTTGTTAAGAGGTTGCCTTCCAGAGATACCTCACCACCATCACCCAGACCAGCGATATACTCTCGAAACTGGTCGGGTGAATCATGGCTGGTAACATCTATAGTATCCCGTGATTGTGATAACCCGCCGATGCTCACCATTTCCAGTAGTTTGCAATAGTTCCAGATTAAAACTGTGCCATGCGCTGAAACTGCACTCGTCATGTCTCACCTCTTATGCTAAAACTGGCTTGCCTGTAAATTTTAGCGTGCAGGATATTCGGGCAGCTCCATCATGCGGCAAGGTAAATTCATATTTCGTGCAGATTGCCGTTCCTGTAATACTTCCTGCCGAACTTGGAAATGTTATTAAACAGGTATGAGGAGTGCCTGCCTGAAAATCAGTATGTAAAGCTATCTGCCCATTGGTATCATTAGATTTATAGTTCGCCTCAAAGGATACCTCACCGCCATCCCGCAATCCTGCTATAAATTCCCTGAATTGGTTGGCAGAATTGTGACTGGTAACATCTAAAGTATCAGCACTTTCGCCGGGGCCCGAAATGCTTATCACCTCTGCTATTTCGTGAGAATTCCAACTGATTTTAGTCCCAAATGCTGAGATTGCATTACTCATAGTTTGCCTCCTGAATTTACTCTATATGCCAGATCAAATAATCGGCTGTTATCATAAACAAACCAGTGTCTGATTCATAGGAATCTGTCTCATTGTCATAAAATACCGCCTGCACAGTTACCTCATCCATCAAACCTGTATAGCCATCTAAAATTGTTTGTAGTGCTGTGGCTATAGTTTTAGCCATACTATAGGTTGTTGAGAATATCGCTAACTGAAAGCGTGGATGTGCTAATCCTGAACTACCGTCATGCGAATGTTCTCTGATTGCTGATACTTTGGTTACCACAATATAAGGCGCTTGAGTATCCTGATCCGCTCTCACAAAGTAAATCCGCTCGCCAACATGTTGTGTTAAATCAGTTTGCGATAACAGGAATGTCATTAAACCCTGCTCGATTAACATTAAACTGCATCCTCGATTTTATGTTTTAACTCACTCTTTATGTTATCCATAACCTGTCTCTGGCATTCATCCACCGCCGGGCGGAAAAAGGGATGCGCTGGAGCTCGCGAAGTCCCAAACTCGACCAAATGAGCATGAGGCGCTATTTTACGGTCAATACCTGCAATAGCAATAGCAGGGTATGCAGCATTTTCAGGCATGAGCTTGGCTATCGGTGAACGCTTAAGATTGCCCGTCGGCCCCAATGGAGCTTTATCCCGAATTCTGTCTCTAATAATCTCCGCCTGTTTAATCAAGATTTCACCTGTTTGCTCTTTATCGACAGATTTGGTTATCTTCTCTATATTAGCTTCAAGTTTATCAAGCCCTTCGATTTTTACCTCGTTATTCAATCCAAGCTCTCCGTATAATAAATATGCAGTTCCCGTTTTGATTCCTGCGGTTGCACAATTGAAACTATGTTCAAATAGCGGTTGCCATATTTAATTCTCATGGTCGGCAAAAGGCCTTCCAGATAACGAATCTTAACCACGCCATCGACAGTAGCGTTTAGCTGTTTTGCCTGAAAATACGCATTCCCCGTAGCAGGTAGAATTTCAGCCCACACAGTCGCCCAATCATCATAATCAGTAACCCATTCATTGAATGAGTTTTTAGATTTGACCTGATTCTGTATAGTGATTCTGTGTTTGAGTTTGCCTGCGTTCATAATACTCTATCCAACCATAATAGAGATTCAACCGCCATCGGTATCTCTTTCGGCATAGCTCCCGATGTGGTTATTGCCTCTCTGTTTTCATACCAGTGGCCAATCAATAACAAAATAGCCTGTTTTACCTTCTGGCTAACATCGGCAGCCGAAGTTTCGCCAGCCACATAGGTTATACAGATACCATTGTGAGGTCGCAAGGTAGCAGATGGCCAGCTACAGCCATAATTCAGACACAACCGCCCAGGCTCACTTTCAGCATCGGTGTAATAATCAGTAAAAGTGAATTCCGTATCATCAGTGCCATAATATTTGACCGATGTTATCGATGCCAATGGCGGTCGAGGCAGTTCGATGTAATTTCTTGACGGCCAGTAATCTAACCACAGTTCCCAAGTTTGAGTGAGGTATGCCCGATTCTGAAAACCCTCACAGTATTCTCGGGCAACCTTAATCAGCCCGTTCAGTAAATCATCCTCTACTGTGCTGGATGTATTTTTGATAATATCTACCGAAAACTCACAGGCTGCCGTTGCCACAGTTGCCACTGCCCGCAAATAAGCCCGTGTGCCTGTGTATTCCAGTTCGTAAACGGCGTTATCATTGGCAGCATTCACAGGCGTGAAAGCTCCATCCTCAACATCTGTCCACGTAGTCTTATCCTCTGAATCCTGTAATTTGACGGTTACAGTTCCGCCTGAACAGTTACCAGCATTGAGGTTTACCAGCACTTGATAACCTGCAACCGCCACGGCTGCACCTGCCAATGAATAGTTAGCTGCGACTCCATGACTGCCAGGTGCTATGCTTTGCTCTGTAATGATATCCTCTGCATAGCTATCCGAATCTATCCGTAGATGCAGTTTCGCCTCAGCAAGACTAATAGGCTCAATTATCGGAGCTGTTTTGAGTTTGAGAGCCATAATTCACTCCTATGGTAACAAATCTGTTTTGGCCTTGATCGCCTTCAAAAGAGCAATAATACTGTCGCCCGCAATCGTGTCTGTTTTATTGCCGATGACATCCCTGATACTCACGTTATCAGTAGAATCTACTTCGGGCACGACAATATCAGCAAGCTGTGTATAATCTGGCAGGAAGGGAATACCACCAAGAATGTTAGCCGATGCCTCAATCCAGTTAGTACCATCCCGTGTGATAAAGACTTTTTGAGTATTAGTCTCGTAGCAAATTGTGGGTAATGCCACGCCCGTGGGCTTAGTATCAGTGGAAAGCCCATAGTATAGATAACTTGAAACTTTAGTATATGCAGCCATGATTAGCCTCCTGTCTTAAATTCCACATCCCGCCCGATCTTATCTTCGACTTTTTGTTTGGGCGCTGGCTTGCCACATACACAGCATACCAATACCCCATCGACCACCTTGTAGTATTTGCATTTGCAGATGATCTTCTTGTCTGTAACGCTTTCCGTTTTACTCATACTTGTTACATCCTTGTTACAGTCTGTTACAGTTTGCTTTTGCTTTTGTCTGTAACGCCGTACACGTTCACGAGTTGCTTTTCGTTTTTTTCTTCTTTATTTTCAAACATAACTCACTCCTTTGCCCTCCTTTAAATGAGCCCTGCCGGGGGAAAAGGAGGAAACCCCCGGCAGGACACTTTCAGGAAACTGAAAGCCTATTATGGTGCGGCAAAAGTTATAGCGCCACTTGCCTTGAGTGTGCCGTCAGGCAATACCAGTATCAGGTAAAAGGTCTTGGTGCCAGTCTCGGTGATATTGATATCAACAAGACCGTTAGATTCCGATACTAACTGTGCAGCTTTATCAGCTACCACTGGAATTAATAATCCGTTGGTAGCTATTGCCCAGCCTCCAGATGGCGCTGTCGCCACTATACTATCGCCATTAGCGTCATCTGATAGATAGGCAAATACACTTGCCCGCACATCCAGATTAGCGTTGGCAGCATCTTTTAGCTGGACAGTAACCTTGATTATATCGTTAGATTCCGCTCCAACTGCTATTGTTGATTTAGCAGCCGATGGAGACTTTTTGCTGACGGGACTGGGGTGCACATGGTCAATCGGTGCAGCGGTCGCCAGTACGCCCAATACAGCCGTAGTGTCAATGCCGATAGATGCCATATTAGCAGCACTAATATCCAGTTCACAGCCTGCCGCAGCCACAGCCGCTGACCATGTCGGCGATGCCTGTGTGCCTGTGTTGTGATAAAGAGTTTTATTGTCAGTATCAATCAGTAGGTCGCCTGGCTCGGCTAATCCTGCCAGAGTAACTCCATTGCTCGGCGTTCCCGCATAGCTCCAAACCCTTCTTGTTCTCGGTATCATGTATCCCATTGTTTGTTTACCTCCTGAAAATTAGTCGGGGGAGAGGCTATGATGGCGACTCCCCCGCCGTAGATTCGACTAATTACACGCCTGTGATCTTACAAAAAGCTGTCTCACGATAATGCACCATGCAACATCGCATAGTGGCCTTGATAGCAAATTTACCTTTCACAAAGTAATCGCTATATCCGCTGGACATTTCGACCTTCATGCCTCTCTTAACCCACAAAGCCGAATGTTGCTGATAGTCGCCTGTTATCATGGTATTTTCCACGACAGCGGTGCTAACGCATACAGGAACGCCCCAGATGCTATCCCGCCCTGCTTCCTGCGGACTGCCGAAGATGTAGATGCCATCAGCAGTCCTGAGTAACCGTACAGCCTGCCAGTCTGTGGGATTGGCAAACAGCACAGTCGGCTCGGCAAAACCAGTATGCCTTACCAGCACAAATGCCTTATAAATGGCATCGGGAAGCGGATCCGTGCCAAGAGCCTGAGTCTGGATTGCAGCAAGGTCAAGTGTGCCTTTCAAGTTAGGAGTAGTGCCATCTCCATTGAGTATTTGAGACTCCAGCCTTGCCCTTACCATGTACTCAAGTCTGGCGTTAAGGTATGCCTCAACAGCAGGCACATCCTCAAGTTGCTCTTCTGATACAGGAATAAACGTGCCAATTTTTTCCACAGGTAGAGAAGTTTCGGTTAATGCCAGCGCAGCTTCACCAACTGCATCACCTTCAGCAGCTTCCGCAGCATTGTTGGTGAATGTAGTTTCCAGCATATATTTGATGGTGTCCTGTGCGGTTGGCAGTACGGGGATATAGTCAACGATGCTTAATTTCCTGACAGGGTATTCGCTGACAACGCCAGTCCGCAATGACTCAGGATCCCAACCAGCACTACGCTCAAATAGTGTTTTTACCTCAATATCAATGTCAGCAGGTATGCCGTGCTGTTTGGCTGCCTTGCTCTCCATGATGAGAGTGCCGATTGATTTGCGCTGTGCCCCAGGTTCAGGTCGAGGCAGTGATTTAACCTCATCATCTACCTGTCTTCGGGATTCGGCGATTTTGCGAAGTTCCTCATAATCTGCCTTCAGATCAGTCAATTCGGCATTGAGTGCCTGTAGCTTCTCAACCTTCGCTTTGGTGTCCATGTCGCCGAAGACCTTGACCTTTGTAAAATCAAGGTCAGCCCCCGCCTCCTCATAGGCCTGATGTCCGATTTTCTGTTTGGCTGCAATTTCCTCTTGCAGCTCTTTTAGTGATTTAGTACTTTTCAATTTAGTTTACCTCCAAAAGTTGATTTTCGATTTTCAAAAATTCCAGTAACGCCCGTTGTGCCTTCTCTTTGTTTATATCGGTATCAGCCAGAAGCCCTTTCAAATCCTCTGCAACCGCACTTAGAGCATTGAGAAGGTTGTTTATCCGTTCCCGATTGGCAGATGATAGTACACGACCTTCCTTACGTCTCAAATCAGCAAGCGATTGGAAACGTAGATTGATGTCGTTGATGGCAGCCAGCGCCATCTCGTACTCATCATCTAAAGAGGAACGGAATTCAGGCGGTTCTTTATCAAATTCAGCATAATGCTTAGCTAAATGATTATATACTCCCTTTCGATCAGCGGCAGGTATATCAACGCCTCCTCTGCCACCCATTAGCGCCACCATAGCGGCAGCCACAGCCCGCCAGACTACAGGATGTTCACCGCTCGCTCGATGATGAGGCAGTTTGTAAGCCGTCTTGAGGTCTCGATTCTCAGAATCTACCCAAGCGCACATAACAGCAAGGTCATCAACATCGGCAGCAGCTACTTCTTTAGCCCCATCCCATTCTGCGCTTTCTGGCGCTTTTGGCGTTCCATTAGGATGCGCCTGATTGTAACTGATAGCACCTTTCAAATTCAGGGATTTAATTGCCAGAATGCGCGTGTCAATTCCAGCGCCTCTTAAGACCTGAGAAGCCTCGAATACATCCAATTTTTTTAAGAGTCTCACCTTCTGCCCTTCCCATTCGCCCTCTGGAGCCTCCAGTGGTATAAAACCATAACTCCATTCCTGAAGTTCAGGTGCAAATTTAGCCGTCTCGTAATGGTCTCGCCCCGTAGTAGTGTTCAGGTTAAATTCGCCCTTAATGATGACTCTATCACCAGCTTCGTGGATAACCGCCTTGCCCACAGGCAGTCCGCCATTCCAGCTTCCATGTTGATAGGCTGAAATTAAGATGGTTTTGCCATCAGGAAATGCCCCAGGTAGAGTTACATCGCCGTCTTTATCAACAACATTCAGGGTAGCGATGACCGCCTCAAAAGTGCCTTCCTTTTCGGCTTTCAGTTCTATTCCAGAGAATGATTTTCGTTGAATATTCATATTAGCCTCCGATTTGTTACGATTTCGCCATTGCTGGTAGCAGATAGCAGCCCGTTGCCCTTGCTCATATTCCTGCATAATCTCGTCGCTCATGCAGCGTTGTATAAATTCATCTTGATTTTCTGATTCTGTTGGCTTCGGTATCGGCATATTTCACCTCAATAAAAAAGCCCGCATTTCTGCGAGCTTCTATCAATCAAATATTCAAATCTCAAAGCGAAGGTGTAATCATACAACAACAGCCCTCATGGATCGGTGGATGTGATTTAGGCTCTAACCCACCTGCGCCAAACCGCCCTTCCGTACCCACAATCTGTCCGTCTAATTCCTGACAGAGCGGGCAGGAAGTACCACCTTGCGCTACCCACATTAGTTTCATTATACCCGCAGTTACAAAAACCGCTTTAGCTATGGCATTACTACAGGCAATTGATTCATTCGCGGCTATTTTGCCCGGGCGCTTTTCTTCCCATTCATCTAACCGATCTACCACTGCCTTTGCAGCATCTTCATTGACATTGGTGATTTGCTGGAGCTGTCCTTTTGATGACCAAACATAATCACGAGCAAATATATCAGCGTATTTTCTCACAAAACTTGTCATATCAGGCAGTTTATCAGTTGTGGCCTGTACTTCAGCTGCTGCCAATGGCATAATGGCGTCAATATATTCCTGCACGGGCCCCGAAATAGTCTTTTTGATGTAAGCCGAAAATTCCTCATAGAATGTGTCCAGCCACTTCTGAAAATCAACAACCGCTTTCTGCTTCAGATGCTCGTCAATTCCCTTCAAGATGCCAGCCTTCTCTTTTTGTACTATTTTGCGACCTGCATCTTCAAATAATTTACTCATGCGTTGAGCAACATTGTGCCGGGCGGCGGCTCCCTGTTTAGCTGCCTTTATTCCACTTTTCCCTTGATTTGCTGTAGGTTCAACTGGACTGCTACCCATAGGATACATATTCAATGGCATAAAATAATCCTCGCCACCAGGGATTGGATTAAGATTCTCGAGTTCCCGTATGTCGTTTGCCGATAGCCAGCCCCATTGCCTACCAGTAGCATATGACTGATAACGTGATACAGTGTCGCCTCTCAACAGGCCATCAACGAGAAACTCGGCGAAGTAATCTTGCTGATTAGGCAATATCAGTTTCGTATTGATAGCCTGCTCCCACCGCACTAACCACGGCCGCATCGTATAAATTACAAACTCCAGAGATTGTTGCTCTATATTACTGAAAGTCGCCCGCTCGAGGTCGCCTATCATGTGTGGCGGAATATGAAAGAATGATGCTATCTCATTGCGCTGAAATTTCCGTGTCTCTAAAAATTGCGCATCTTCTGGCGGAATACCGATTTTAGTGATGTCCATACCTTCTTCCAGGATGGCTATTTTATGGGCATTACTCAATCCCTGATGAGCCTCTTCCCAGGACTTCTTCAATCTCTCCGCTGCCTCATTAGTAAGTTTTGCAGGATGCTTTAATGCCAGCCCTGGCTGCGCATTATTGCCGAAAAACCTTGCGCCAAATTCCTCAGTTGCCATTGCCAACCCAATGGCTTCTCTGGCCATGTGAATCGGTGAGTAACCTATTAAACCATCAAATCCAAGTCCCGGAATGTGCAACACCTGATACGATGGCAATTCTACCGTTTGCCCTTGCCCTAATAACGTGTAACGGTAAACGATTTTGTTATCAACCCGTTTGACCTGCACCATATCAGGGCGCATTGGCCAGATAGCCAGTGGTGTAGTGTAATCCTGCCAGTCTATTAATGCATAGGCATTGCCCCAAGTAACCAGATGCGCCATCAAGGTCTCACGAAATGTGAACGATGTCATTTCGGGATTAGGTTGAATGTGCAGTAGATTATAGAGTGGATGATCAACCGCTCGTTCCTTACCTTTGGGCAACCGCCTATAGAGAATCAACGGTAACGATGCCAGTGTCTCCGATAGAATCCGCACGCACGCCCAGACAGCTACAGAATGTAATGCGGAATCTTCAGTAACGCTCACTCCAGTTCGACTGGGATGTTCAAATCCATGCAACTCCTGCCCTGGAAGTCTATTAACCGTGAACCCCTTATAGGCTGCTTTTAATCTGGTAGCTAATGACATATCATCTCCTAAAGAGTGATAATTCCTCTATCCTCATATACTGATTTTTCTGGTTGCGCATGGCGTGTCGCTCTATCTATTGCCATTATCATCGCCACACAACCATCGATTTTCTGCGTAGATTTTGCCTTGTCTGGTTTTAGGTTCCCCGCTGGGTCCTGGTTTACTACCAAGTTATCCACATTCCAACGCAATACAGGATGCCCACCATGCCTGATTTTCTTACCTAAAACTAAATTCATCAGTTCTTTAGTCGGAGGACTCATGGAAGCGAAACCCTGTCCGAAGGGAATCATCACAAAATCATCGTCTATCAATTCCTGAGATAGCTTGGTCGCCCCCCAACGGTCGAAGGCTATCTCCCGAATATCGTATTGCTCTCGCAATTCCCGCAATTCTTGGTGAATGAATTTATAATCAATTACATTTCCTGGAGTTAGCTTGATAAATCCCTGCTTGCTCCAAGTCGTATACGGGACCCTGTCCTTGCGTTCCTTTTCCCGTGCTGTATCACCTGGAATCCAGAATCGCATTATCACATCATAGCTGCCATCATCGGCAGGAAATACCAGACTGAGAGCCGTCAGGTCGGTTGTGGCTGACAGGTCGAGCCCCGCATAACAGGGTTTCCCCGTCAAATCATCTCGTAATGGCTCATTGCAGGCATCCCATGATTCCATTGACAGCCATCGCTCCGCCGAGTTAACCCACTGGTTCAGATACAGCCTCCTGAATGTCATCTCCAAAGCAGGCACTTGCTGCGCTCTCTCACATAATATCCGCATCTCGTCGATATTGCGGAATGTGCCCAATGCAGGATTAGCCTGCCTCCAAACATTCTCATCTGTCCAGTCAGCATCCTCTGGCGCTGAGTAGATCACAGGTAAAAAGGTCTTATCCTGTATAATTCCATCCCTAACTTTACAGGCATAATCGTGCAATTCCCAGCATATTGAGTTACGATCGTA